ATAGCTCCTACTACTCTATAAGTATCGTCTGTTGTAGTTGTAGTCTGTTGAGTCTGAGTACCACTAGTTCTTGCTTCTGCACCTTCTGATACTAAATCTGCTCCTGCTCCTGTTGCGCTTGCTTCTGTTGTTCCTATGCCCCACGCTACCCATTTATAAATACTTGCAGCTAGTAGAGTTGTTATAAATCCCAATCCTACATCTGTTACTGTTGATGCGTTTGCCACTTAAATCACCCCTTATTTTTTGAATGCCTTCTTTATATTCTCGAAAATAGACTTAGGCTTATTTGTTGCTATTACACCCAAATCCTCCACTGTTCCGTCTGCTCTTGTTATTATTGCCCTAATCTCTGTAGTACCTTTCATTTTTGTGTTTACTGTTCCCATGTTTTACCTCTTTCTATAGTTAGGCTGCTATGCTCCTGGTATTACTCCTTGTGCTGGGTATATACTAGTAGTTCCTGTCCCACAAGATATTAGGTTATTAGAGCATAAATCTGGATTATAAACAAAAGTATTAGCCAATTGGCCAGTATCTTCCGATGAACCCTTATTGTCTACAATAGCCACACTCGTTCCATCTACCTCATTTACCACAATATCTGCAACATTGAAAAGGTTATTTCTGATTATACTAATGCGGTCAGCACAGGTATATCCAGTGTCTATAAGTATTCCATCATCACCTGATTCTATATAGTTATCCTCTATAAGCGCACCATCTCCGGCACCTGCTGCTAGATTAATAGGAGTTGTTGAGAACTTACCAACAAAGCGACATCCTTTTATTGTAAGACCTACAACTGCTGTGGCTAAAATACCTTTAGTAGCTGGTGTTGTAGAGTCTCCATCGAATTCGCACGCTAAGAATGATATGTACGATGTAGTTCCGGGTATAGTCATGATAACTCCACCACCTACAGGAGATGCAAACCCTACGTTGATGAACCTAGTGCCTACATAAGTACCTGCACCTATAACATTTGCTATTGTGATTACTGGAAAAGCTTTACCACCTGCTGAGCCAGTCCCTACAACATCGCACTTGTTCGGTAGAGTTGTAATAGTAACAGTGCTGTTTGCTTGAAGGTATATTACATTACGTGATGTTATATCTGCTGCTACTGCTACATTATTAGCTACGATTGCTGCTGCTAACGTCTTGAATGGTAACAATGGAGTCAAGCCACTGTTAGTGTCTGCTCCTGTAAGAGGGTTTACCCAATACGCCTTTGAGTTTCCTGATGTCACTGCTGCTTTAATAATCGGCACATCTGTTGTAAGCGTGTCAATTAAATCCGACCTGATCTCATATCTAGTATCTCTCATTATGTATTCCTCCTGTTATTTTTATTTGTTTGCCTCATATTTCTTAAAAGCATCTTGAAACTTTTCACTAGTTGCGTATTCCTCTGCATTTTCTTCTGTTTTAAAAACTTCATTCAATAACATACATATATTATAATTACCAAACTGTTTAGCGTCTGGACTTTTTTTGTTAAACTCGCACCCTTCGCAGTTTCTATCTTCACATTTAGTCAATCCTGTTCTTTCTATTACTTTCTTAACATCATTAAGATTTCCCATACATCCTCCTATGCACTCTTTTGAGCTACTATCCTCTGCCAAACCTTACGCGTACCGTTGCATACATATCTTAAACCATCTAAGCAATGGTCATACTGCTTAATAGGCTTATCTTCTCCGCGTTCCTGTGCCTTTTCATCCCACCTATAAGAGTTCAACTCTTTGATAGTTTCCTTGCATCTCTCTAATATCCTAAAGTTGCCGCTTGCGATTAACGAACTTATCAGCTCTATACCTCTTAATACATCGTTATCGGCTTGTCTTACGCCTCCAACACCATCCTCATTGAGCTGCAACATGAAGCCTTTTGCACTAGGATCAATAAATATCCGCTCATGTCGGGCAGGTATTCCATCAACTCCGCATCTTACAAGCCATTTCTTGAAGTCTAAGCTATATTGTCGAGGACTCTTTTGGATTTGACTATCCTTACCGCTATGATAATATTCATCGAGAATATACATCTTATTGTCGTTGCCTAAACCTGTTAAGATGAATGTTGTCGCATTACTTTGACCATAATCAATGCCAATCCATTTGTTTATGATCTTAACGCCGATTGGTACTTTCTTGATTACCATATCCTGCTCAAACATAGAATAAATGACACCCTCTGCCATTACCCATAAGCCTAATATATAGCGTTTGAAGAATACACCAACATACATATTTCTGTATCTTTCCTTCATCTTATCCGATAATGTTAAATTGTCCTCTTGTGTAAAATGAAGATATGCTATGCGTTTCTCGATTACCTTATCTATCCAACTTAATTTGAACCAATGCATCGGCCCTGCTGGATTGCCGTTAAACCAAAACTTTGAACCATCAACACTGCAACGGCCTGTGGCTTGATTGACGAACGACTCAGGCATCAAGGCAACTTCGTCGAATAATATACCCGCAAGCGTTATGCCTTGTATTAAGTCTTGAGATCGTTCGTCCTTGCCACCGAATATATAGAAAATGTTGCTTATCTCGCCTTTTGATATTATATAGACATTCTCGCCCATCTCTGAAAACTTATCTATATGATAGCCTCTGCTCCACAACATAAGTTTAAGCCAAAACCATACATTGCGTTTAAAACTGCCTATCGTCTTGCCACATAACGCAAAGTTTTGACCGTTGAATGTTTCTATCGCCCATATTACATAAGACAATGCCATACTTATCGTTTTGCCACTTCTAATTGCTCCATCTGCAATTATCCCGTCATAATCTTTTACAGGCGAGTCAGCGCACCACCATGTCAATACTTTAAGTTGTTTGCTTGAAAATGGCTGGAAGTTGAAGAATGCCTTAATCTTCCTCACTATCATCTGCCCACACCTCCTTAGCTTTGCCTTTTAAGGCATCTAAGAAACCGTCATCTTCTATTGTTGTATCTGCTTGACCTGATTTAGTTTGCATGATTATGAGTTTTTCCTTCTCGATGTCTAACTTCTCTCTATCTATTTTTGTGACTCCTGTTATTTTCAATAGTTGTTTTGCTGCATCATTACGATCTTTAACTGCTGCTTTCTTCTTCATTATTCGTGCTTGTGTGCAATAATCGCCTACAGCCTCTATTACTATATTCTCCTCGTCTGCTTCTCCTCTGAGTACAGATGTTAAGTATCTCAAAACCTCATCTTGTGAGGCTATTCGCTGATTATCTTTTGCTTCTATCTTCTCATTTATGTAAATACCAAGTTTTACTAAGTTTTGCTTACCTAATACATCATGATTACTTCCTCTATACCCAGCTAAACGACAAGCCTCAGAAGCATTCCCTGTTTCAATATAATAATCAATGAATCTTTTCTGCTTTTCCGTTAGCTTTGTCATCACCTCACACCTTTAAGTTTATTGTTTTAAATTATTCTATATTACCATTTTCAATATCTATGAAAGTTTGACAGTCTAGACAAATATCTTTCTTTTCCCTGATTAAGTAATTATACTTTCTTCCACAAATAGCGCAGGCTTTCTTGGGTAGCTTGTCTAACCCTGATATTCTATCTAACTCAGTCAACGTTATACATTCTATGTTAATATCCTCATCAGTCCTCAAATCTATATGTTTCAAATATCCTTTGCATATATTTCTATCATCGCATGTAATTCTCTGCATTTCTGTTTTATTTTCTTCTATGTATTCATCAATAGTTTTCTTGTCAATTTTCATCTGCTGATACCTTGTAATTTTCTCTTTCAATTCTCTGCATTTATCATTTTCGTAAAACGAAGTGTATTCTTCTCCGCACTTAGGGCATTTCAAATAATATCTAGTTATAAACTCTTCCTTTACTTTTAATAATTCTGTTTTTAATTGCAATGCAAAGCTTTCTCCGCACTCATCGCATGTTATATTTACTGTTTTCATCCTTTTAAGCCTCCATTCCCCGTCCAGCGAATACGCCAGTCAGATGCTCCTTCTACGCATGGTAGATAAGCGTTATTTCTACAAAAAATAACCCTCACAGTTTGCCCTGCAAAGGTTTCCACAATTTTGATCTCACTATTCGCGTTCGATACATATATTATACTACAGCAATCTGTCAAATAACACGAGATTTTATGCGGATTTTGCAACTTTTTATATTATTTTAGTATAGTTGTTGACAGCTTGTGCACAAAGTGTTATACTTGTATTAGAGGTTAAGTAATAACAATAAATTTGAGGGGGAAACAAATTATGAAAATAACAACAATGGATACATTAAATATAGAAAAATTATATTCAGTAACGAACGAAAAGAAATTCGAGTCAATACTCGAAGAAGTTAGAAACAATGGGTTTAGGAACGTTCCTGCAATAGTAGTATTGGAAACAGAAGAATGTTTCTACGCTATAACAGGTAGCCACAGATGGGAAGTAGCTGCTGAACTTGGTCTTGAAATACCAGTAGAATTATTTCAGATGGATGAAATTGAAGAGATAAGAAAAAGGAAAGACGTAGATGGTGAAGGATTAAAAGTTTTTGACAGGCTAGTATAAAAATAAAAGGAGGAACAAAAATTATGAAAATAATAAAAGTAGAATTAGTAACAGGTGAGATATATACGCTCACCGAATTAAAGGGAATGGAAGAAATTCGCAATATTAATACTGGAAATGTTTTTGCAAAAGCTGGTGATTTCTACATCAGGTGTCGCCACGATTTCAAACAGGCTGGTGTAGATTATCATTGGGATGCAGTTGTCCCCGTAACGAAAGACGAGGCGCAAGATGTTTTGAAATGGAACAATCACATAGTTTCTGCATTCGACCAAATGTGCGAAGACTTTCCGAATTGCAGTTATAAATTAGCTGTAGGACGAAAACGCGGGAAGGTAGAAAGCATCTAACTCAACATCAGTGTAAATCCTCACTTCGGGAGGTAGCTGAAAAGGAGAACAATTATGATATTTTTTACACAGCACGACATAGGCAGAGACGAAGTACTTGTTAAGTCTTTAAATAAAACCATGAGCGATGTTGCTCATGAAGGTGAAATATACTTTGCAACACAGGCAGAAGCAGAAGTAGAAGCGACGAAGCTTAACAATGCTTGGGGGTGCAGAAGCACAATCTCCAAAAATCCCGAAAGAATGGATATTAACTGGAGGTAACAAATCAGGGTGGCGACCTACCGCCGGAGAGGGGTAATAATATGGTAGATATGAAAAAGTATTGCGTAATAGAGGCTAGAGAATGGTACTTAAAAGATAACGGCAAATGGACAACAGACCTTCAAAAAGCCGCTTTATTCTCCGATAAAGGAGAATCAGGTATTTTGCTGAGGTCTAGGGCAAAAAAACAATAAAGCTGCTGTCCTTCCTGTTAATATTATCAACCCATCCGGGAGATGGACAATAGGATTAAAATCTTATTAGCAGAATTAATATAACTAATTCTGTTACATTACAGAAGGACGGCAGATATAAG